CTGCAGAAGTTGAAACGCAATTACGTTCGCCGTCCCCGCCACGTCGGCAGCCTGTACGTCGAGGAGGGTTACGAGCCACGTTTTGTCGAGGACGATGTCGGGTTGCTGAAGATCTGGTGCGACCTGGACATCGACCTGAACCCGCCGCGGGACCGTGATTACGTTGTCGGTGCGGACATTTCCCAGGGCACCGGGGCCAGCGATTCGGCGTTGTCGGTGGTGGACCGGCTCAGTGGTGAGAAGGTGGCCGAATTGTGCAGTAACCGGATCAGTGCCAACCGGTTCGCGGAACTCTCGGTGGCACTGTGCCGGATGTTCTCGGGCAGCGAGGGGCGGGGTGCCTTTTTGATCTGGGAGGCGACGGGACCGGGACGTACGTTTGGTCGAACGATCGTTGAGGACTGCGAGTATTCACACATCTACTTCCGCGAGGATGAGACGCGGATGAGAAAGAGAACGTCGGATCGTCCTGGCTGGTTCTCAACCGGCGAGGGGAAGAAGGACTTGTTGATGAACTACCGTGACTCGCTGGTCACAGGCAAGTTCATCAACCCTTCAGAGAAGTCATTGATCCAGGCGGGTGAATTCGTATATCTTCCCAGTGGGCGAGTTGAGCATGGCGGTGCATCAACGACGATTGATCCCAGCGACAGCCGGGACAATCATGGTGACGTGGTGATTGCCGATGCGTTATGTGCTAAGATTTTGCGAGAGCGGGAGTCGAGGGCCAGGCAGAGAGAATCCGTTGAGGCTCCAGTGATGTCATTCGAGTGGCGTCGCCAGCGTCGTCAGCGCGAACTGGCCGAAACAACCGATTGGGAATGAGGCTGTTGGGCAAATGATTGAATCCCAAAGACCCCCTGCATATCCAGCGATTGCAGCGATCCGTCGAGGCCTCCAGGCGTAAACTCGAACCGTTTCGTTCGAGGCATCGCGAGGCCGTCGAGCAGTACGTCGGGGTTTACTACTCCGACGACGCTGCCAGTCGCCCTGTTCACGTCAACCTGATGGAGTTGGCGACGAACATCTACGAGCGGAATCTCAGCGCGCGGCCGCCGCAGGTTCTGGTGCTGACACGCAATCGGAAACTGCGACCGATGGGCGTGAAGTACGAACGGATGCTCAACGAGCAGTTGATCAAACAGAACGTACACCAGCAGATCCAGCGTTGCGTGAAACAGTCACTGCTCTCGATGGGCATCTGCAAGGTTGGCATCGAGACCCGCGGCGAGGTCGATGTCCAGGGTTACAGTTTTGCCAACACGCAACCCTACATCCGCAGCGTGCTGCTCGACGACTGGGTCCATGACATGTCGGCGCGTCACCTGGAGGAAGTGGCCTACTGCGGTCACAGGTACAGGATGCGCCTCGATGAGGCGATCCAGGACAAGAGTTTCAAGAAGTCGGTCAGGGACAAGTTGCGGGCCGAGGAGAACTACAACTTCAACGAGTCGGGTGGCGACGAGCGGATCAGTACGCTGGCGTCGGGGATTGCCCAGGTCGAGACGGCCCTGGAAGACACCGTCGAGTTGTGGGAGATCTGGTTGCCGCACGAGAAGAAACTGGTGACGCTCTCGCCCCTGCGCGGTGAGGATCCGTTGCGGGTTGTCGATTGGGACGGGCCGGATCGGCACATGGGTCCGTTTCACATGCTGTGGTTCAACGAGGTTGACGGCAACACGATGCCGCTGGCCCCGGCGATGCTCTGGCAGGGACTGCACCAGATCGTCAACGGCCTGTACCGGAAACTCGAACGCCAGGCACAGCGGGTCAAACACATCGGCGTGACGCGGGGTGCCGATGTCGGTGACGCGGAGCGGATTCGCCAGACGAGTGACGGCGAGGTGGTCGCGGTCGATAACCCCGACGCGATCCAGGAGAAGAGTTTCGGCGGCATCGACCAGCGCAACTTTGCCTTCATGCTGCAGAGTCGAGACCTGTTCAGCTGGATGGCCGGCAACCTTGACGCGCTGGGTGGACTGGGTCCGCAGAGTGATACGGTCGGCCAGGACCGGTTGTTGTTCTCGGCTGCCAACCAGCGTATCGCCGGCATGCAGGACTCGGTGACCGAGTTCACCCGCAACATCATCAGGGACTTCGGCTACCACCTCTGGGAAGACCCGTTGCAGACCTACCCGGTCACGGTCGAGTTCGAGGGTATCCGGCCCCTGGAGATGGAGATATCTCCTGACGACCGCCGCGGTCATTCGGTCTACGAGCATGAAGTTGAGATCGAGGCGTACTCGATGCAGCACCAGTCACCCGGCCAGCGTCTGCAGACGATCAACCAGATCGTGCAGGGGATACTGGTTCCGGCGATGCCGTTGCTGCAGCAACAGGGCATGGAGTTGAACATGCCGGCGTTGCTGGACCTGTACTCGAAGTACTCGAACCTTCCCGAGTTGCGTGACCTGGTCACGCAGGTCAACCAGGGTCCACCCGGCCCCGAGGGCGATTCTCCCGGTTCCGATCGCAATCGTCCACGCCAGTCCCCGGTGACAACGCGCGAGAACGTGCGCGTGAACCGTCCCGGTGCGGCCAGTCGTCAGAACGCTGACGCGAGCATGATCAGCCAGTTGATGTCGGGCACGGGCCGCACGGCAGACTCGATGATGACAGGAGGCGCATGATGGCGCGGCCACCAATACAAAGTCAGGTACAGAGTTTGATCCGCGAGGCCGAACGGGCTGATCGTCGCGGTAGAGGTGGAAGAGAGGCTCAGCGTTTTCGCGATGCTCTTGATGCTGCACGCGAGGACGTTGCCGGCAGACAGGCACCACCCGGTTTTGAGTTTGACGTTGGATTTGACGTTCAACATAGAGGTAAAGGCAACTACCTGGTGACACCCAAGGTCATCCTGATCCACACCGAAAGTGGACAAGAGTTTCCGGGTGACACTCCATTGGGACAGATTCCTGCTGGTGGCGTACCCGGTGACGTACCGGGTACGTTCGTAATTCCGCAACAAAAATATGTACACCCCAAAAGTACAAAAACCGTGCCGGCACCATCCCTTGGCCCGTTCCCGATTCCCGGTTTCCAGCCGGGGCCAGGCGGAATGCCCGGTCAGGCACCCGGTCAGGTTCCGGGTCAGGTTCCGGGTCAGGGTCCATTGCCCGGTGATTACGGTCCACCGATTCCTGGCAGTTTGCCGGCTGTCATGGGTGCTGGACAGCAGATGCTGGGGGCATACGGTCAGATTCCGTTTCCGTCAGATTTTGAAGGTAACACAGCATTTGCGGCGCAAATGAAGGCACTGGTTGGCGACTGGACCGGCAGTAATCCAGCGGCAATCGGGCCAGTGTCTGCATACTTGGCCAACAAGAAATATCAAGAGTACAAGAACGAAATTGAGGCGGCGGCAGCGGCCGGTGAACCACACCCGTTTGGTGGCCAGAGTGCCCTTTCGCAAACTTCGCCGCAATTTCAACAGGGAGTCAATACTGCTGGCCAAATGATCGCCCAACCCTACGTCGAACAGTTTGAACAGGCCGCCGGTCAATTCGGCAGCCAGTTGATGCAGGGTCTGACTCCCACTCCTGTTCAGGCCCAGGCACCACACCCGTTGGCTGGCACTTCCACAGGATCCGCATTAGGCATCGATCCTCTCGCGACAATTCCAATTCCAGGGCAGACCATGCCCTTTGGCACTCCACCGCTCATGCAGGGTTTGCCGACACTCAGTGACATCGGAAACATGATCTTCGGTCCCGTACCTGGCCAGATCGGACAGGCGGTAATGAATCCGTCGATACCGCCAGCACCGGCGATGCCGGGCAATATCCCGCCGATGTTCCCGACAACGATGCCACCGGCACCACCGTTGCCGACAACATTCCCGTAAAGGATCACGCGCATGTCAGGTCAATGGCCATCACCGCCGATGCCAACGGGAATTGGTCCCGGTGGTCAGCCCGTGGCCGGAACAACGGCACTGGATCAATTACTCCAGTCGGCGCAACGGTTGATGAATCCGCCGCCGCAGGAGTTTTACCAGGAGGCGTACCAGAACATGCCTCTCGACGTGATGGGTGGTGTGCCGACCCAGACACCAGCCGGCCAGTCGATTCCGCCCGGCATGACCGTCGGCGGTATCCCCGCCTACTACCCCCAGTACGCCGCCCAGGTCGCCAAGACGGGACTGGGCAATTTCTTCGGTGGCAGCGCACCCACGCCGACCCCGCCTTCCGACGTGGTGAACATGGCCGGCAGCGTGATCGGCATGCAGGAAGGTTTGATCAACCCATTGACCAATGTCATGAACCTGGCGGGTCACTACCCGATTGCGGGACTCTCACAACTGCTCAACAGCATGGGCATGCCCGGTCCCGGCACCGGTCCCGGTGCCTCCTACGCTGGTGCCTACCATCCAGATTATCCGATCGGTCCCAGTAACATCTCCCCCGGCGCGCCGGGAACGGGATTCGACTACGGTTACGCACCGATGCCGTAAGGTTTACTGATGGCAGTCATCTACAAGATCAACGGCAAGACGGTCAGCCGTCGCGAGTTCACAAAAAACTCTCGCGGTACGGGGCAGGTGATAATGCCCTATTCACCGTCCCAGGTCATCGTCAGCGAGGGTGCTGCAGTTCATCCCCTGGACCGCCAGGCTGCCGAGGACCATGCACGCAAACACGGTTTTGCAATCAACTTCGATCAGGAAGGTCGTCCGCATTTCACGAGTCATCGTCAGCAGAGGGCCTATCTTCGCACGATCGGGATGGTGAATCGGGATGCCTACTTTTCATAAAATGTTGACGATCACTCGCCAAGGAGAATACAATGCCACGACACTACAAGGGTAAGAAGGGTGCCGCCAGGAAGAAGGCATTGAAGGAACACCGCAGGGCGGTGAGGGGGAAGAGGGCAAAGAGGAAGAGGGTTTACTGATGACCAAGGGGGCCGGTGGAATCTCACCGGCAACTAACGGCTGAAACGGAAGTCGCGATCCGTAAGACGCCTTACCGTCGTTGCTCGTAAGGGGGCCGCGTGGGAAACCACGTCGGCCCCCTTTTTTTGTACCAGAGCAGGACGCTCCCTTCGGGGAATTTCAGGAATGCCAGAAGACAACGCGACAACCGAAACAGTTGATGCTCCCGTCGAGGACGCTCCCGTTGAGGAGACTCCAGTCGAGGAGGCACCGCCGGTCGAGACAACGACCGAGCCGGAAGGCGACATCGTCTCCGAAGAGCCGGCGATCAACCAACTCGGCGTCTTTACCGAGGATCCAGAGCCGGAATCGGAACTGGAACCCGAGCCGGAACCCGAGCCGGAACAACAGATCCAGTGGCGCAACGACCAGTACGCACTCGGCGCGGCGATGGGCATGTCGGTCGAGGAAGTGCAGTCTTTCGACAGTCCAGAAAAATTCGACCGGGTCATCGGTGGCCTGGTACAGCGTGCCGCAGCCGCCCGCGCGCAGCAACAACCCGCACAGGGTCAGCAACAACCCGCACAGGGTCAGCAACAACCCGCACAGGGTCAGCAACAACCCGCACAGGGTCAGCAGCAACAGCCAGCCGGCGACTACTTCTTCGCGGAACCGGAGGATTACGACGACGGCGTGTTGCAGATGAACGAACATGTCAATCGTCGTTTCCAGGAGCAGGAACAACGCCTGGTTGCTCTTCAGCAACAGAACCAGGCGATGTACCAGCAGCACCAGATGATCCAGGCCGAGGCGGCTGGCCGGGAGATGGATGCCATCATGGACACGATGGACGAAAACCTTTTTGGCCGGGGGCGGTTGAATTCACTCTCGCAGGAACTGGCCGAGAACCGGATCAAGGTCGCGAATGCAGCTACTCGCGACGGACAGGTCCAAATACAGAACGGCGAGGAAGTTCCGTCGTTCCAGCAGCTGATTTCACGGGCTGCGAATTCCTTGTTCAGTGATCAATTCACTAAAAACGCATTGGCGAAGGCGTCGAAACAGTCGCGGAAGGTGGCAGAGCAGTCCTCTGCAGTTCCCACCCGCCAGGAGGACGTTTCGGATCGTGGCTACGAGGCTGCGATTCGGGCTGCCGCAACCTGGCAACGGGAACATTCCACCCTCGATGACTCGATAGACTCCTTCCCGAGCTAATACGGAGGGTCCGACATGCCTTACCAGGCTGACGACTACACGGATCTCGTAACGACCACGTTGCGGCATCTGGAGAAGAAGACGTGGGCAGACATCGTTGTGGACAATCAGAACCACATCGCGATGCCCAAAATCCTGAAGAAGAAGGCGGTTACGTTCGGTTCCGGCTACGGGCACCAGTTCAATGTTCGAGTATTCTCGAACCAGGCTGCTCGGAACGTGAAACTCAACGAGACCGACAATCCGACGACTGCCGACACGCAGAAGACGGGCAACGTGCCCTGGCGACACTCGGAAACGCACTGGGCACTGGAAGAACGGATCATTTCGATGAACCGTTCCCCGTCCCAACTGGTCAGTCTCCTGTCAACCTCGCGGGTTGACGCGATGACCGACCTCGCGGAACTGATGGAGTCGAACTTCTGGGGCGCGCCCAGCAGTTCGTCCGACACGCTCGCGCCTTACGGCGTTCCGTACTGGATCGTCAAGAACAACACGACGGGGTTCAACGGTGGACATCCGAGTGGGTTCTCCGACGTAGGTGGTTTGAGTCAAACGACATACGCCAGATGGGCCAACTGGACAAGTCAGTATGTTTCGGTCGGAAAATCGGATCTGATCCGCAAATGGCGCGAAGCTGCGACGAAGACTTCGTTCCGTCCTCCCGTCGATGGTCCGTTCTCGAACACGGGAAACCAGTACGGTTTCTACACCGACTACACGGTGCTGGGGACTCTCGAAGAGATCCTGGAATCGCAGAACGACAATCTCGGCAACGATGTTGCCTCGAAGGACGGGGACGTTCATTTCCGTCGCATCCCGGTCGAGTGGGTGTCGTACTTCGACAACAACAGCGGCACCGTGGACACGACCAACCCGATCTACGGGATTAATTGGGCCGTGTTTAAACCTTGTTTTCTTTCGGGCGAGTACCTGAAGGAAACCAAGGTCGCACCGCACCCGCTGCACCACAGGACGATCACGCAGTACACCGACTGCACGTACAATTTCTTCTGCGTCGATCGCCGAAGGAACTTCGTCCTGAGCAAGTAGAAGGAGTGATTCCGGCTGAGTGAGTGAAACCGTTACCTCCCGACCCCGCTATCACTGCCATGCGGGGCGGGAGGATTGAATCCGCGCTTGGCAGTACCGGGAGATGATTGATGACATCCAACATGCCGTACAAAGACGCATCGAGCGTCCCACTTCAACTCAGCCCCAACGTCTGGGGCAACATTCCGCTGCGGTCCTGTGCGTCCCTGATCGGCGGAAATGGCCGAGTGGCCAATCCGATTTCGATGCCTGGGTGTGCCGCAGCTGGTGTCATGGCCGAGACTGGTGGCGATCTCATCGCTGCCGAAGCGTCGAATACGTCTGCCCTGGCCGCTGCGGATCGCGGCTGGAAGATCACCCCGGCGAACAACAAGGGTTGGGTACTCGGTTTCCCCAACTGCAACGCCGACTTCACGCAGAAGCGTCGTTGGGGATACGAGGTCTGCTTTTCCCAGGCGACTGCTGCGAGCCACGGGTTTGCTGCTGGACTGACCTCGCGTGCGGACGCTGGCGTGGACGCATTCGCAGCGAATACGGTTTTCACTGCCGGCGAAGTGGTCGTGTCGAACGTGTCGTTCCTTGGATTCCGCAAACCGGAAGACGCCGACATCGACATTCTCTACAAGACTGACGGTTCGGCAATTCCGTCAACCGCAGCCACCGGGTTGCACACGACAACCGCCGCGAGCCTGGCTGATGCCACGTTCATCAAGTTGGGCATGAACTGCGACGGACGCAACATCCGGTTCTTCATCGACAATGCGCAGATCGGCCTTGCCGTCTCCCTGGACGATGCGTATCTGCCGGCAGAGTCGGATCTGATCCCGATCTTTGCTTTCTACGCCGATGACACAACGGTTGTCACCATGAGTTGGATGGCATTCGCGGAAGTCAACTGAGTCCTCTCGAAACTCTCTCTGCAGAGGGGGGGGTAGGTCAATCACAGCCTGTCCTGCCCCCCCTTTTTCATCATGGACAGAAATACCCACATGAAACTGGGACTGTTGCTCGGCGCGGAGGTTCCCGAGCAGACGGTCAGGTTCTATGACCGGATCAGTGACCGGGTTGCCTTGCTCAACGGGGCGAGTCATCCCGACCCTTGGATTCTCGCGTTGATTGCCGAGATGTCCAACGCGCCACCGCCGCGGACGAATTCGATTGCAAGGAAGAAGAAAAAGGTCGAGGTAGTACCCAGTGGCTGAACCGACCCTGTCGATGACCTGGGGCGACATACGCAATCGCGTCTACCAGGAGGCGATGGGTGGTGGCATCACCGGCTACACCGACGAGACCGATGCGGACAAGAAGGGTCTGATCGATTCGATCTGCGAATCGGGGTTGCGGCAGATGTATCATCCGCCGGCCCTGGGCGGTAAGGCACACGACTGGTCCTTCCTGTACAAACAGGACTCGATCAGCACCGAGGCCCCGTATTCAACCGGGACGATTGCCTTCGATTACACCGGGGGCACCCACGAACTCCAGGTGACCCTCTCGGGTGGAACCTGGCCGTCATGGGCGATCGAGGGCGAGATCGAGATCAGCGGTACAGATTACGGTGTCGCGACCCGCGTCAGCGACACGGTGATCCTGCTCGCCAGCAACAACAACCCCGGTGAGGACGTGGCTGCCAGCACCAGTTACTCGCTGCACAAGGACGACTACGATCTCCCTGATGATTTCGGATCGATCATCGGGTCATTCACGTTCGCGCAGAAAGATAACGCCTGGTACACGTGCAAGGTTGTTGGCGAGGCGCGTATTCGAGAACTGCGACAGCGTGACTTCAACCATGCCAGCGGCGATCCCCAGTTTGCGGCGATTCGATCCAGGAACAAGACCGACGCGAATATCGGAACCCGTCACGAGGTTATGTTCTGGCCGTCTGTTACCTCATCGTCAACGGTCAGTCATCGATATCGCGTTCACGTTGACAAACCGATCGGTGACAGTGATTACGTCCCCGGCATGCCGGCTCACACCGAGACGATCATGTACTCCTGCCTGTCCGAGATGGAACGCCGAATGGATGGGGAGCGTGGAGTCCTGTGGCAGCAGTTCGGAGACCTGTTGGCGACATCGATTCTCCGCGACCAGCAGGACAACAAACCTGAAATTCTCGGCTACAACGCCGACGACTCCGAGGGACGGGAGATGTTTTCGCATCACCGACTGCTCCTGTACGGCAGCGGTGTGACATACAAGGGCCAGGGAACGTAAGGAGAACGATATGTCTTCAAGGCACAATCTGCAGGACGGGACTGGTGTCATTGCGACTGACGGTGTCGGCAACAAGTTGATCGTGATCGAGGATCTTGGCAGCGCGGGCGGTGATGCCCCGGCTGATGGTACTGCCGGCTACGCGAAGGCGTGCCTGATCTTCAACTCGGGTGCAGCCGATGACGACATCGACGCGCACATCTACATCAACCTGGGATCGGCCACCGACAGCAACATCGACAAGTTGACGGTCAACTGAACCGGGGGGAGTGAAGAATGGTTTCCTCGACAACAACCGCGATGGGTGGTTTCGGCAACGTCGCCTTCGCCCACGGTGGCCAGCAGTACGCCTCGATATCGGCGGCAGCCGGTGGGACAAGGGAACTGGTTGCTGCGGTTACCGGATCGAAGATCCGCGTTCTCGCTATCGTGGTCTTGCAGGACTCGGATGCAGCGGCTGCATTTCAATTCAAGAGTGCTACGACGGCTCTCACTGGTGAATTCACCGTCGCAATCACCGCTGAAGGCCACATGGTTCTGCCTTTCAGTCCAGTTGGCTGGTTTGAAACGGCTGCCGGCGAGGCACTCAACGTGACGGTGGCGGCCAATGTCCTCGTCGGTTGCCTGGTGTATGACGAGGTCGCGGCCGGGTGACGGGAGTGTTTGATGCCACGTCGATACTCGCGCGAACTGGAATTTCCAGTCGGCGGGATCGTCGAGGGACTGGCCTACGAGGACCAGCCTCCCAAGACGACCGTTGACGCGCAGAACGTGCGCCCGTTTCCGGCCAGTTCGCCGGATGTTGCCAGCGGTCTCAACTCGAAGTCCTCGGGTCGTGACCGGGGTGGCCAGCGAGCGGGGTTGAGCAAGTACAACTCCTCCGCTCACACGACCGATGGCAGGATCCAGGACATCAACCACCTGATCTATCCGCAGTTCCAGGCGGTGCGGGGACGCGGTCACGCGGTCATGGCTGCCAGCAGTGGCGGGTCTGGCATCCTGGTTGACAATCTCGGTGCCCAGGTCGGCAGCAATCTCGGTGCTGCCAGCGAGACGTACAACATTTCAGTCTGGGGCCGGGACGGCTACGCCTACCTCGCCACGGTCAACGGTTCTCACCAGATGATTCTTCGCAAGTACAACAAGAACGGAACCAACCTCTGGGACTGGACGGCGGATGATTCTCCCGTCATGGCCCTGACATCCGCGACACGACAGGTCCGCGGGATGACTGTCTGGGGCAACATCCTCTACGTCTGGATCTCGGATATCAGCGGAGTCAACGGTGAGGCGATTTACCGCATCAAGACATCCGACGGGGCAATCGTTGAGACCACCAGCGGTGACGGTTCCCAGTCGGACTACTGGCTACTTTCCGAGAACCAGAGTACGGCCAAGTTCCAGGATTTTTATCCGTCGAGCGAGAACACGTCGAAAATCCAGAACTTGATGGTGTCTGACAGCGGCATGCTGGGCATGGTCGTCGTCAATGACAGCGCAGCCGCTCGACAGGTGAGTACCACCGGAACGACGACTGCCACCATCGATGCGACGGCTACCTCGTCTACGGTGCAGACAGCGTTGCGTGGTGTGTCACACCTGGCGACCGATGGCAGCGATGTGCGGGTCAGCTGCACGGGTGGGCCACTGAATACGGCTGCGGTGATTGCCGAATTCACGGGAACACTCGGGCTGCAGGACGTGGCGATCCTGGTGAAGGGCGGGACCATCGCCGGCAATATCACGATCGCCGTGACGCAGACGGGCAACGCCTTCCAGAACACGAAGATGTCGATTACCTGTAATACGGGCAGTGGCAACTTCACGCTGACACACGACCAACGGTTGTCACTGCAGATGATGGATATCGCACTCGGCAAACAGATCATGTGCGTCGAGTTGATGTCTTACGCACCCTACGCCTCTGGCCAGGCACCCAAACAGACCAACCAGGAACTGGACATTGCCTCTGACGGGATGGGCAATTTCTTCACGTTGACGCGGACGATTCCCGACATTGTCGGTGCCGCTTCGACGTTCAGTCACCAGGTGACGAAAGTTACCGCTGCCGGTGCAGTGTCGTGGACCCAGGCCAGTGCGGGAACAACGAACGGTATTTCCTACGATCCGGTCAATGCCAGGATCGGTGCGGTTGGCGGCAACGTCTACGGCAGCGGTCACTCGTTTGCGACAATCGCAGTCGCGGACGGGGCCAGGATCAACTCGCAGGATCCGAACAGTACCACGACGTGGAACGCGATCGATGCTGACGAGGAGGGCGGGTTTCGGATCTTCCGCAACAACGCCAGCGACAACATCGCCCGCATGACCAAGGCGACGACTCCAGTTCTTGACTGGGTGGCCAGCCATGGCTCCAACAGTCAACTCGGTGCGACCTGTTCGGCGTCTTACGCCCTGGACATGGAGAATGCCGTTGCCCAGAGAATGACAAAACGGATTGCCGTTTGTTCCGGGATCGTCAAGGAATTCGATGACGAGAACTGGTACACGGTCGCCAGCGGGGGTGATTTCTCGACGCCGGCCCTGGACCGGAATGCCCCGGTGATCTTCTCGACGCAACTCGGGCAGAACCTGTTCTTTGCTGACGGCAAGAACATCAAGTACTACAAGGGCCAGACGGCGACGATGACGGCCTGGGCGACCACTTCCGGTTCCTTGCCCGTTGACAGCGAGGGCCGGTACGCGACGTTGATCGAGACCTGGCGAGGTCGTGTCGTACTCTCGGGAGTCTCGGGAGATCCGCAGGAGTGGTACATGTCGAGGATCAATGATCCCTTCGACTACAACTACTCGCCAACGGTGTTGACCGAGGACCAGGCGATTTCGGGGACCAACGCTCCCGCGGGGAAATCGCCCGACGTGATCCGCTGTATGATCCCCGTCAGCGAGGACGTGTTGATATTCGGCTGCGATCATTCGATCTGGCAGATGAGCGGGGATCCGATGCTGGGTGGTCGCCTGGACCGGGTGGCCGAGGGTGTGGGCACGCCGTGGGGTCGTCCCTGGTGCCAGGACTCATCGAAGAATTTCTACATCTTCGGCACACGCGGTGGCGTCTATCGCGGCTCGGTCGGACAGGGAATTTCCAAGATCACAACTGGACGCATCGAGGAACGTCTGTCTGCGATCAACCTCGACACGAACCTGATTCGGCTGGCCTGGAACGAGCGGGAACGCGGGGTGCATGTCTTCGTCACACCGCTGACGGTCGGGGACAGCAGCGTCGAACATTACTTCTACGACGTGCGAAACGAGTCGTGGTGGATCGACAAGTTTGCCAACACGTCCCACGATCCACGAGCGGTTCACGTCTTCGACGGTGACACCGCCAGCGACCGGACGATCCTGCTGGGTGGCCTGGACGGATACCTGCGCAAGTGGGATCTGGCCGCCGCCGACGATGACGGTACGGCGATCAGCAGTCATGTCTATCTCGGGCCGATTGCTGCGAAGGGACCGGTTGCCGTGCGGGTCAACGAGATACGCAGCGTCGTCGCCAAGGGGTCTGCCAACGTGACGATGTCGGTTTACCGGGGAGACAACCCCGAGGACGCCTACAACAGTTCGACGGCGTTTTTCACGTCAACACTTTCAGCCGGCAACAATGCAGCCGAACGCCGCAAGGCGATCGCGCATGCCATCTACCTGAAATTCGGCAACACGACAGCCAGCCAGACGTGGGCGATGGAGCATGTCGAGTGCCACTACACCGAAACATCGCCCCGGTTTGCGAGGACGTTTTAGATGACCAGCACTGTTACCGCCGCCACCCTGACGGTCAAGATTACCGAGACGATCACGCTCAACGGTTCCGACCAGGGTGCGACAAACACGCTGACCATTGCGTCGGTCAACGAGGTGATGAAACGGATCATCACATGCAGCGCATCCCAAACCACGACGATCGCGGAGTTTCGCAACGATGTCTACGAGGCCGCCGGGGCCATCGACATTGAAGACTCCCGGTACATTCGGGTTACGAACCTGGACGACACCAACTCGGTTGAGATTGCCGTTGTCACGGTTGGGACGACTTACCAAGTGAAGTTGGACCCTGGTCACAGTCACGTACTCGGCAGTGCAAACGACCTGATGCTCGCGGAAGCGGATACCACGCCAAGTTTCGGGACTATGGCTGACGTGAACAGCATCAGGGTCAGGCCCGGGGCGAGTGCGGTCGATGTTGAACTCTTCGTGGCGAGTATTTGAATGGGCATCGTCAATCGCGGCTACGAGCAGTGCCGATTTGTCGATCCCGCGGGTGGCGGTGTCGCCCGCATGCGCCGCGCGCAGAACAACCTGGCTGGAAAACACTCGGTCCTTCGTGAACTTGGTCTTGGCACGAATGATCCCGAGAAGATCCTGCACTTACTTTCCGAAACGACTGGAGGCGGTTTACTGGTCGAGCGGATCCAGGATACGGCCAATCCGACCGCTGTCACGCTGCGAAAGTCCCGCGGTGATCTTGATGCCCAAACGGTTATCAGCAACAACGACAACCTGGGCGACTTTCTCATCGAGGGCTACGTCGGAGCCAACAACGGTTACGAGACTGTTGCCGACTTTCGTTTCGAGGTCGATGGCAGTGTGTCTGATGCCGCCTACGGCGCACCGATGCGCATGGTCCTGAAGTTGGCAACCGGCAGCGCGTTGACCGAGCGACTGCGGATCGACAGTTCCGGCAACATGGGCATCGGGACGAGCGATCCGTCCACGAAGTTGACGGTGGAAGGTGCCGTGACGCTGAAAGAGCAATCCGCAGCCGATGGGGATACTGCTGCATACGGACAAGTCTGGGTGAAAACCGCCACTCCGAACCAACTTTATTTCACCACGGATGCTGGTAACGACATCCAGTTGACGAGTGGTACTGCTATTGCTGCCGTTGACACAACCGTAGCGGGTGACAGTGGCTCCACGGGAATCACTCCCGGCGACACGCTGACAATTGCTGGTGGCACCAATGTCACCACAGCGATGTCTGGGGACACATTGACGGTCACATCGACCGACACCAACACCCAACTCACCCAGGAACAGGTGGAAGACTACGCCGGTGCGCTCGTCGCCAGCGGTGGAACCAAGACCGGCATCTCGGTGACCTACCAGGACGGCACCGGCGACATGGACTTTGTCATATCTGATCTCACGGTGGCGGGGGATTCAGGTTCCACGGGGATGACACCAGGCGACACGTTAACGATTGCCGGTGGCACAAACGTCAGTACCGCGATGTCGGGCGACACGTTGACCATCACGTCAACCGATACCAACACGATGGGATCGGGTTTTATTCTCGAGGATGGTGACGGCACGGAAGTTACCATCACCGAGAACAAGGAAGTGAAGATCGTTGAAGGGACCGGCATTGATGTCAACTGGACTGACACGAGCAACGGTACGGATGGCGATCCTTATGATCTGACGATTTCCTGTGATCTCGAGGGAACAGAACTCAAGTCCACTGGAGAGTCCAGTGGTGTCAAGTTTCTCCGCGAGGATGGTGACGGGACGTGCAGTTGGCAGGGAATTACTGATGAAGTTGGCATAACCGGCGTATCCATCACCACGGATAGTGGGGCTGGTGCCAAGGCAGCAGATTCGTCGGGCCTGGCCGAGTTTGATCTTATTGGTGGCGAGGGAATCGATGTCACCAACACATTGCACACAATCACCGTAGCCGGGGAGAATGCGACAACCTCGAACAGGGGAGTTGCCAGTTTTCACAGTGACAACTTCTCGGTCAGCAGCGGTGCGGTCACGATCAAGGACCAGGGAGTGGTCTATGCGGAGATACAGAATGTCTCGGCAACGGACAGGATCCTGGGACGGGATTCCTCTGGTGCTGGTGTCATCGAGGAGATCACGCCTGCAAACCTGAGAACGATGCTCAACGTAGCTGACGGGTCCACGGCGGTGACGACTGAGAACATCCAGGACATCGTCGGTGCGATGTTCGACGGCAACACCGAGACGAGGATAGCCGCGACCTACGAGGACGGGGACGGCACCATCGACCTGGTCGTGACTGACATGACTGCCAACACGATGGGATCTGGTTTCGTGCTGGAGGATGGCGATGGCACGGAAGTCACGATCACTGAGAACAAGGAAGTGAAGTTCGTTGAGGGTGGCGGGATCGACATCGACTGGACCGATGTCACCCCAGGCTCTGATGCTGATCCATTCGACTTGACCTTCACCGTTCCAGATTTGACCGTGGCTGGAGACAGCGGATCGACGGGGATGACTCCCGGAGACACGGTGACCATTGCGGGCGGGACCAACGTCACCACGGCAATGTCTGGCGATACGCTGACGGTTACTTCGACTGACACCAATACAACTTATTCAGCGGGAGACGGCCTTGACCTCTCAGGAACGACCTTCTCGACCGACCTCAAATCTAACGGTGGACTTGTCATTGAGTCCACTGAACTCGCCGTGGATCTTGGAGCATCCTCAGTCACAGGCACTCTTGCGGTTGGTGACGGAGGTAGCGGACAGACTAGCTATACCAATGGACAACTCCTCATCGGAAACACCACCGGAAACACCCTCGCCAAGGGGACCCTGACGGCGGGAACCAACGTCACGATCACCAACGGTAGTGGATCTATCACCATCGCTTCGGCAGACACGAACACGATGGGATCTGGTTTCGTGCTGGAGGACGGGGATGGCACCGAGGTCACGGTCACCGAGAACAAGGAGGTCAAGTTCGTTGAGGGTGGTGGCATCGACATCGACTGGACCGATACGAGCAACGGAACAGATGGTGATCCCTACGATCTCACCTTCACGGTTTCAGACACAACTGTCGCTGGGGACAGCGGGTCCACGGGAATAACGCCTGGCGACACGTTGACGATTGCTGGTGGTACAAACGTCAGTACCGCGATGTCTGGAGATACCCTGACCATCACGTCCACCGACACGAACACGATGGGTTCTGGGTTTGTCCTCGAAGACGGGGACGGTACTGAAGTCGCGATCACCGAAAACAAGGAAGTGAAGTTCGTTGAAGGTGGTGGAATTGACATCGACTGGACCGATGTTAGTCCTGGCTCTGATGCTGACCCCTACGATCTCACGTTCACGGTTTCTGACACGACTGTCGCTGGAGACAGCGGATCCACAGGTATCACGCCAGGCGACACACTGACGATTGCTGGTGGAACGAACGTCACCACGGCAATGTCTGGCGACACGCTGACGGTCACATCAACAGACACGAACACGATGGGTTCTGGGTTTGTTCTCGAGGATGGGGACGGTACTGAAGTCACCATCACCGAGAACAAGGAAGTTAAGATCGTCGAGGGGACTGGTATTGATGTCGATTGGACTGATACCAGCAATGGGTCTGACGGTGATCCGTATGATCTCACCATCTCCTGTAATCTCGAAGGGACCGAAGTAGCGTCAACAGGTGAGGGCGGGGGTAGTAAGTTCCTCCGAGAAGACGGTGACGGGACGTGCAGTTGGCAGACCATCAGCGTTACGGGAATGAGTAGTTTCTTTCTCGAAGACGGCGATGGAACCGAGGTGGAGATCTCCAACGCCAAGGAAGTGAAGTTCGTCGAGGGAACTGGGATCGACATCGATTGGACGGACACCAGTAACGGTACGGATGGCGACCCCTACGACTTGACGTTCACCTGTAACCTGGAGGGCACAGAACTTGTGTCCACCGGAGAGAGCGGGGGCAGCAAGTTCTTGCGGGAGGACGGTGACGGGACGTGCAGTTGGCAGACCATTAGCGTTACGGGAATGAGTAGTTTCTTTCTCGAAGACGGTGATGGAACCGAGGTGGAGATCTCCAATGCCAAGGAGGTCAAGTTCGTTGAGGGTGGTGGCATCGACATCGACTGGACGGACACCAGTGATGGATCAGATTCCGATCCTTACGACCTGACCTTTACGGTATCTGACACAACCGTGGCCGGAGATAGCGGATCCACGGGGATCACCCCCGGTGATACGCTCACCATTGCGGGCGGCACCAATGTCACCACGGCGATGTCAGGTGACACGCTGACCATTACATCAACAGACACGAACACGATGGGTTCCGGTTTCGTCCTTGAGGATGGCGACGGGACCGAGGTCACGGTCACCGAGAACAAGGAAGTCAAGTTCGTTGAAGGCACCGGGATCGACATTGACTGGACTGATACCAGCAATGGCTCTGACGGTGATCCTTACGATCTGACATTTACTTGTAATCTCGAAGGGACCGAACTTGTATCCACGGGGGAAAGTGGTGGCAGCAAGTTTCTCCGTGAGGATGGTGACGGCACTTGCAGTTGGCAGACGATCAGCGTCACCGGGATGAGTAGTTTCTTCCTTGAAGACGGGGATGGGACCGAAGTCGAAATCTCGAATGCCAAGGAGGTGAAGTTCATTGAAGGTGGCGGGATCGATATCGATTGGACCGACACCAGCAATGGTACTGATGGCGATCCGTATGACCTGACCTTCACGGTCGCTGACACGACTGTCGCCGGAGACAGCGGTTCCACGGGTATCACGCCAGGTGACACGCTGACGATAGCGGGTGGAACCAATGTCACGACCGCAATGTCGGGTGATACCCTGACAGTCACATCAACCGACACGAACACCACCTACTCGGCTGGGACGTTGCTCGACCTCTCAACCACGACGTTCAATGTGGATTTGACCGAGGCTGCTGAAGCGGTACTAGCCAATGGCGACTACATCCTGTTCCTCGATGGCGGTGCCACTGGATCGCACGCGAAAGAGGCGATTGCGGATGTGGCAACCCTGTTTGCCGGGGATGGACTGACCGCCTCTGCGTCGGTCATGGCTGTCAACGTGGATGACTCGACCATCGAGACGAGTTCCGATGCGATCAGGGTCAAGGATAACGGAGTCACCCTGGCCAAGATGGCTGGTCTTGCGAGGGGGAAGATCATCTACGGAGATGCCAGCGGTGATCCTGCCGCGCTGGCGGTAGGCAGTGCCAATACTGTTCTACAATCTGACGGCACAGACGCATCGTGGGGGACTGTGGCAACAGCGATGATTGCCGACAATGCGGTTTCTCTCGCCAAGATGGCCGGTATTACCAGGGGCAGCATCATCTACGGTGATGCCAGTGGTGATCCAGCGGCTCTAGGTGTTGGATCCAACACCTATGTCCTGACATCCGATGGAACGGATATCGCGTGGGCAGCGGCCAGTGGTGGGGGTGGGATCTCGTGGGATGGTTCGACCGCACAAGGAGTCGCCACCTTCAAGGACTCAGACGAGGCAACGGTCGAGGCGAACCTCACGTTCGACGGGAACTCTCTCTTGGTGGTCACCGGCAGTTCGTCAGCAATCCCGTGTACGATCAAGGGCGCGAGCGGTCAGTCGGCTGATTTCCTGGTCGTGGAGAACAGCAGCGGGACGGATCAGTTCACCGTCAATAGCAGTGGCCACGTAAATCTGGCGACGGGTAACCTCCGCTTCGAGACAGGTGGAACGAGGGTCATCAACGTCAGGGAGGAATCCGGCACGGACACGGCGGGTAAGGATCTCTTCCTCAAGGCCGGTAAGGGAACGGGAACCGGCGAGGGTGGCGACATCCGCTTGTACACGTCACCAGCAGGAGGATCATCTAATTCAAGTACGAATGCGTGGACCGAGGTGGTAAAGATCCGAAACGACAAGATTGTCGATTTCAAGATCGCGGCACACGCTGATTCTGGGATGACGCTCCAGGAGGCGCAGACGATGGGTGCGAACCTTTACCTGGAAATCAAGGTTGCAGGGACGCAGTATTATCTGCCGCTGTACGAGGAACCGTAATGTCACAGATCACGATCAACGCCTGGGACAAGGACATCACGATTGACTTCCCGGACGACATGGAAGGCCAGGCACCGGCCGCGTTTGTCCTGCAGTACGACTACGAGGAAACGATCCTCGATGATGACGATAACGAGATCCCCAACCCCCAGGACGAGGTGGAATTCACGGTTCACCGCATTCTGGATTTCATCAAGGACGTGATTCGGGCGTCCGGGATCAAGGTCGCGCGAGACGCGGCGGCTGATGCGGCGCGGCTGGACATCCAGGACAAGTTGAACCAGATCGAGTTGACGATCGAAGACGCATAGGGATCGATCATGCCGCTAAATATACAATTGCCGCGCACAGGAGGAAATCCAGGATGGAGAATCGATCAATCGGTTGCCGACCCAGGCGGTTTGGGCGTCTATCAACTTGGCGGCGCATACAACATAAGTAGGGGTGGGGGGGGGACGAGTTGGAATTTTTACCCCTACGATCCTGCCGGCGGTTTCATGGCCGGCGGTTACAACAACACGGCTATGGGTTATCCGGTTCAAAACGTAGGCGATTACGGGTCGTGGGCACCGCCCGCTACGACACCGCCAGTTGGAACAACGCCGGCAGCGGGAACAACGCCGGCCGCAGAGACGACCCTGACGGCGGGGACGATGCCAGCGACCGAGACGGGTACGGCACCCGTCGTCGGAACAACACCAGCTACGACAGGCGTGGCCGGAACAACCCCGGCTACCGGACTGGCAACCACAACCGGCACACCGAACCAGGCACAGAACGTCGTCGGTCCTTGGGGAACCGGACCTGGCGGTGGGATTACCTACCAGCCCAATATCGGTGCCACCGGTCCAATGCAGTACCCAGGGATGGGTGGCATGGGCCAGATGGGTCCAAGACAATACCCGGCAATGGGCGGGATGGCACCCCGGCAGTTTTCGGCGATGGGGATGGGTGCCGGTTATCCCCAGACTGTTCTCCCGCAGCCGCAGTATCCGGCTGCCGGGGACCGGCCTACGTACACCGACTACACCAACCGCGAGATCATCAATTCACTTCGAGCGTCGAAGAACTGGTCAATGCCTGGAGCGACCGAGGGGACGTACCGGGAGCGCGAAGGCTGGACGCCGCAGACCGATCAGCAGATCCTCGACTACATGGCATCGCAGCCGGCGTCGTGGATGACCGATCAGTTGGAGGACTATCGGCCCGCGGCACTGGCACGGATGGCCGAGGACATCAATCAGCGCAACGAATTCCTGACGCGGACACAGGCTGGTGACGTTCAGAACATTGCCAACCAGAGCCTGATCAATTCGATGGCGATGCTGCGGGGATACGGCCAGAGCGGTCTGCGAGAGGTCGAGAAGAATTACCTGAGAAACGTCGGTCGTGGTCGTGCGAATCTTGCGAGTCGGGGCATGACTGGCACGACGGTTTACGATGCCATGCGACGTGGTGCCGGCGAACAGGCGATGGACGACTGGATGAGGGTCCAGGATGCCATCACTTCTCAGAAGATCAACACTTACCAGCAGGGAATGGGGCAGATCCTCAACGCGATCAACTCGATCCAGTATCGGCAGATGCAGCCGATGGAATTCGCCAACTTGTACCAGGCGTTTGGCGAGGGCGGTGCGGGTGCGGCTGCACCAGCGGCACCGAGTACGACGACATCGGCCCTGCTGGGCGGACTGGCTGGTGTTGCCACGCCGTTGTTGCTCAATTCTCTGCTCGGTCCAGCCGGCGGTGCCGTGAGTGGTCTTGCCAACGTCGGTGCCAACGTCCTCGGTGGGATTGGGGACGTGGCGGAGGACATCTGGGACTTTGTTGAAGATCTATGGCCGTTCTAATCGTGGCAGGAGCAACCCGTGCCAGTTGTTGAAAGTTATCCGAGTATCGTCGGCATAGCCGAAGTTGCGCAGGCTGCCGGCCAGGGCCGCTACAACCAGTGGTTGGCCGAGTTCAACACCCGGTCGAACGTCGCCAAGACTAACGCGATGATGAGCGGTTTTTCCGCCGGTGCGAATGTCGGCATGTCCGCGCTGCGGATGATGCAGCAACAACAGCAGTTCACGCAACGCCAGGGTTTCATCGAGAGTCAGGCGACGGACAAGTTGAAGGCCGATACGGATCACGCCGCCGCCATGATGCCGGCGTTGGATCCCTGGGTCCAGATGAAATTCCCGCACCTGACAGCGGAACAACGCGGTGCCTACATCGGTTCGTTGAACCGGAATCAGGTTGACGAGATAGTCAATTCCCAGTCGAACGCTGGCCAGGCATTGGCGTGGCACAATAAGTTTCGCAGCCCGATGGCGATGGCGCGACAGGCTGAAGACACCTATAACAACGCGATCTCGGGAAAGAAACATCACAATGCCCGTGTCCAGGCTCGTCTTGAGCCGATACTTCAACGGGTACGCGATGCGGATCTGGATTATGTTGACGGGGCCGTTTACGACGAAATAGCCCGAATTCTGAAAGAGGAAGGCGAGGCGAAACCTGGCGGGAGTAGATCATCAGAGTGGTATGAAAATGCGGTGGTGATTCGCGATCCGAATACCGGCAAACCCGTCGCCTACACATGGAGAGACCAACAGAACAAGACGCACACCTACACTCTGCCGAAGGTGGAGGCGGTAACGACTCTAACGCAACCAGAGACTTGGGAGCAACGACACAAACTGAATACGCAGATTGGTAGCCGACACGCCCAGATGGTTTCGGAGTGGGAATCGAGATATGCGTCTGCACCGGCATACGAAGGCGACAAACCGCAGGTTCCCACAAAGGACGTGGCACTATTCTCACAGGCTGATGCCACCGGCAGGGTGCGGCATTGGCGACAGTCCCGTGTAGAAGACTCTCCAACAACGATGCGACTTCAGCGGGGGGATATGTTTTACACCGAGACAAACATTCCGCCGCGGCCAACGTGGGACGATGCAGTCCGTCAATTCCCCGGTGCTGCTGCGTATCTCGGTGAAGGACAGGCGGTTGGTGGACCGAGAATGCAGCCGCAGCCGCAGCCGCAGGGCCAGGTTGTGCGGCCGACGCGGCCCGGCGGCGTGATGACACCAGGTCAAGATCCTGGACAGGCCATGCCTACACCGGTTCCGGTGAGGGCACGACGACCAGGCCTGGCTCCCGCACTCGTACCATCGCCTGGCGGTATGGCAGAATATGGATCGGCTGGAATAGAGGAACGTGGTCGTGTGACTCCCGGCGAAACGATCCAACCCGAGGAAATCGAGTTGGGAAGATCAGCAGTCAGAAAACGCAAGGCGCAAGTTGATGCCAAGGGAGCGGCGATCAAGAAGTTGCGCAAAGATTACGGTAACGCTGGTCAACGAGGATTGACGGAATTGATTGGAGCGGGTCAATTGCGTCCAACGGAAACTACGCAGAATTTCGAGGCTGTGGTGCGGAGTGGACAACCGCTGGAGCCGCTGACGAGCCAGTTGATGCTCGAAGCAGAACATCGGGAACTAAACAAACGAATCAAGGGATTTGACGCCAAGATCAGCAAGGGCCGACAACTTACGGAACCTGGTAAAGATCAAACGGTTTCGGGGTTGGGTCAGGGTGTAGAAATGGCAAGAGACCGAAGTGCCCGCGAGAACCTGACAAAACGCGAACTTGACATTTATTACCAAGTAAGAGGGCAATTCGCAGAGCGACGAGAATACATTGGGCGAATCGCCCAGGCGGCAGTCCTCGCCACACCGCCTGGTGAGCGGGTCGATATTGGAAACATCCCGAACTACACGATGCAAGAATTCGATCTCGGCGTTAGTCGGGGTCAAATCAGAGTTGGTGAAGTGATTTTATCCGGCACGAAAGGCATCCATTTCGTGGACGAGAAAGACATCCTCGACTCAAAAGATCGAATGTGGAAACTTCGTGGTGTGCCGCTAAGAGGAATTCAGTGATCGATGGTTTATCCTCCTGATCCGAACGAGTTGTGGGATCCCAGCGATGACGAGCGTGATATCGCTCTGGAGGAACCGCAACGTGCCCTGGAAGAGTCACAACAGTACCTTCCGGTAAGGCCGCCAATTTCTGTCGATGAAGGTTCCCAACTCTGGGATCCCGAAGAGGAATTCGTACCGACATTCACCGTCGAGAGGAGGCAAAAAATACGCGGCGAGGGTTCGCTGGAATCGGCAGAACAATTCGCGGATATGATCGCTGCCGAAATCAAGGAACTACGGGAGAAGGAAACCGGATGGGCACAGAGAACTGTGCGAGGAGCGAAACGACTGCCCGTAATCGGGGGTCTCCTCAGTGCCGGTTCACTCTGGGATGTCTACAAGGCCAGCGAGCGGTACAACCAGGGCCAGTTCTGGAAGGGCGATGCCAAGGCGATCGCCGCCTACATGGCCGAGGCCGAGCGTTACGGTGACCTGGGCGTCTGGGACAAGGCCCTGGAAATCGTCCTCGACATCCCCGGTTACGGTGCCGAGATCGCACTGACCGGCAGCGCGATGACTGCAGGACGACAACTCGTCCGCAAGGTCGGAACCGAAGTTGCCGAGAAGATGGTCAAACGCGGCGTGCTGAAGACGGTCGGCACCGCTGCGGCTGGCAGAGCGGTTGCGAGAGGTGCGCAAATAGCTACCAGGGGCGTCGGTGCGGCCGGGGGCCTGGCCGTCGGTGGCGTGGCGATGGCTGCCCGCAGCCCGTGGTTGCTCGCTGAACAGGTAACGCAATACGCCGTACAGAATTCGCTCAAGGGTGAAGACAATGCGTTTGCCAAGGCACTCTTGCAGGGTCCGCTCTCAGCGAGCATCACGCTGGCGACCGAGTTTGCCGGCGGCTCAACGGCTGCGATGCTCGGGAGACTTCCCGGCATCCGCACGTTGAAGAAATTCGTTGCAACCAACTGGTTGAGTGCAGACAAGACACGCACCCTTGCCGGTTTTGGGAAACTCAAGGACCGGATCGGTTGGCACGGCATCATTGGCGAAATCGAGGAAGAACGCTGGGACGAATTGCTGCACGGGTTGACCGGGTTGACCGACGACTACGGTGCCATCCAGGGCATCTTCAGCGACGACCAGGCACGGCAGAGCGAGGCGTGGAAACAGATCGGTTCCGAGACGATTGCCTTCACCGCGTTTGGTATGCCGTTCACCGTGGCGAGTGCAGCCCAGTATCGACGCGCGGGGATGACTGCCAGGAAGGCACTGGAGAAGTTCGCCCAGTCGGATAACCCGAGTCGCACGCAGTACGATCGTCTAACCGAAGGAATCAGGGCGCACATGCCCGTTGAGGGGACACCGATCTCGGTGGAGGATGACGAAGGAAACACGGTAACCGAACCGTTCGATCCGGGAAAGAAACATCACCGACGTGCGGTTAGGAAGGACGCGCAGCAGATCCTGAACCAGTGGGATGCGATGGCTGCAAACGCGCCCCAGGATCAGAAGGATCGAATGGTCGCGGAGGCCGAGGCGATCCTGGCGGCAACCGAGGACGTTGCGACTCAACGTGGTGCGATGGGCGCATTCGTTGACCGGTTGCTGGAAACCCGCGGTGACGGCGAAGCGATGTTGAAGGACGGTATCGACCTTGCGGAACTCAGGCGACTGCGCGTCCGGGTTGCGGGTGTACCCACCAACGCAGATCGGACTGCCGAGGAACTGGCGAGAGACTACCCCGAGGCGGCTGGCCTACTGATTGAAAGTGAGGAAACGGTTTCAGCGACACTGTTCGAGAAGTTGACCGGCATCCCGAATGCGAGCGAGAAGAAGATCGGGGAATTCGGTCAGCAGGTCCAGGACATCATCGGTGCCCAGTTCATGGAGTCACTGGGGAGGGCCGAGACGGCGCAGCAGCAGTTGTCCCAGGTCGAGGCAGATCAGGCCCAGGCCTTGTCTCAGGCCCAGGCTCAGGCAAGAGCGACCAGTCCGTTAACAGCGGGAGCCCCCGTTCCCGCCGCCGAGCCAGTCGCCGCCGTTCCCGGTGTCGCGGCGGCGGAAGGGGCCGAGCCAGGTGCCGCCGTTCCCGCCGCCGAGCCAGGTGCCACAGGTGCTGCAGCGATCGGCGGCAAACCTGGTCAATTCGGCCCGGAGGCATTCGACACCAGCCCCGCGTCACACGATGCCTACGCGCAGCATTCCCAGTTCGCGATTGCGTTACCGGAACTTCTCGAACTTGCTCAACGTCTTTTCGATGGCGAGAGTCTTGTCCTCGTTGAGGGCGCACTGGAGCGGATGGGCAAGGCCGGTGAATTCAGGGAGGCGACCGCCAAGAGAGCGGCTCATATCCTGATGAATCCGAAGTATGCCAGTGACGCAGCGGAGGCGGCCATTATTCTTGGCCACGAAATCGGACACCTGATCAACTATCTGCCGCACGAAACGCTCAAGAACGGCAACATTCTCGGACGTGTTGCCGGTCTGCAGAAGTACCTCAAGGGTGCCCTGGCCGGGAAGATCGGTGGCCGGGAACCTATGACCGATGCCGAAAAGACAGTCCTCAAAAAGAAAGTCAGGTCCGACCTTCTCCAGCAGACCGGGAAGACGCCAACCGACGCCGAAGTTAGGGCAGAGACCAGGGAGAGGGTCCAGGCAGAGAACAAGAAACGCTCCGTCGTAACTGCGAACGAGTTGCGTGCTGAATTGATCCGTCTCTCGGAGTGGTGGACTCCGCATGGAATGGATCTTGATGTCGAGGCCGGGAGACTGCGGGCAATCTCGCAGGAGGCCGTGAAGTCTGGGAAGATGACACAAAAACAGGCCGACGCAGCGTTCGATGCGGGTTACAAGAAGGCAGAAAATTATTTGACGTATCGACATTCGTCATCCGAGTTGATGGCCCAGTCGTTGAGCGTGTTGCTGGTCGCCCCCAAGGAACTGCAGGAGCGGGCACCGATCTTCTGGGAATTATTCGGCAACTACATCAGTCGCCATCCCAAGTTTCTCAAGGAGTACCAGGAACTGCAGGATCTCCTGGCCGGCGACTCCGAGGAACTGCTGAAACATCGTGAGCGTCGGATTCTCGACAACTACGCCTCTGGAGCGGAGGCACTGATTGCTGCGGCTGCAGCCCGTGACGCTGCAAGGATCGATGGCTGGGATGCAGTTGTGCGCTGGGTCACCCAGGGAATCCTCGACCGAACGGCACCGGGGAAGAAACTTGGTGACGAGGCACGAAAGATCCTGTTGAAGAAGATCCGCGAGAAGGAGAAACGGGAGCCGACCGACGTTGAGATGGTGAAAATCAATCGGGAAGTGGAAACACTGAAGAACACCCTGGATGAACTGTTCACCGCTGACGCACCCGCTCATGCGATGGTTCTGAAAAACCAGCGGTTGGTTATCGAGCCTCTGCGGAAGGTCGGGATTACGCTCAATGACTTTGGCATCTACATGGAGATGCGTCGAGACATCATGGAGCGTGGAGAACTCTACAACCCTAACGCACACACTCCCGAGACTGCCGCCGAGCAAATCGATCTTCTGCGGAAACGACTGAGAAACAATATCCAGGATCCTGACAATCCCGGACAGGAGATCACGCAGTTCGAGTATCTCGAAAGGATGGCCCTTGTCTGGCACCACGAGATTATCCATCCGATGGTGAAGGAGGCGGTGAAGGCGGGTGTGTATAGCCAGGCGACGTACAACAACAAGATCGCCCCCAACGTCGCCAACTACGCTACGTTCCTGGTGATACGTCACATCATCGGGGACGAGATATCACCGATGATTCACGACCAGACCGGGACGTTCGAGGCTGTCGCAAACCCGGCAGTCGCGACGTTGCTCAAGATGGTCAAACTCAGTCGCATGACGGTACTCAACCGGACCAAAGGTGCGCTCGTTGACTGGATGAACCGGTATTTCAGAGAGGAGATTGAACCGGTCCCGATCCCCACGCGACTCGACAAGGAGACAGGCAGGGAGATACCCGACACACGTCTGCTGGGCGATCCACCCAGGGGCAAGGCGCACCTGATCGTTCTTGAAGATGGCAAGAACAAGGCATATCTGGTTGATGAGTATCTGAACAAGGTATTCCTGAATTCCGATCTTGGCTCGTTGGAAGGCATCACGCGGGTGATGAATTCGGTCCTTTACCGGACGTTCCATCCGCTGTTCGTGACCTACAACCCGTCCTTCGTCGCCGGCAACTGGCTGCGTGATATCCAGCGGACGCAGCGAAACCTTGGTGCGCAGGGACGCCGACTTGAGTTTGAAACCTACGTTGCCGAGTTACAGGCAATTCGTGACACCGAGGGACGCGAACCGACCGACGCCGAGAAGAAAACGGCCAAGGAAAAATCCAGCAGGATGCGGATGGGGTTGCTGGACATCCTCAAGGAACGGCACACGTTGATGGGCTGGGGCAAGGTTGCTGAATTTTTCAGTTTCGGATACCTCAAACCGGGACCGGCTCGCCTGTTTGCTCGCGGAGAGAAAGTCGAGTTAGTCGAACAGATGATGGCGGAACATGCCTATGCGGTTCCGTTGACCGACATCGAATCGCAGGTGGGCGGATTGCTGCCAGGTTTCGTTGAAGAGCAGTTGTCGCCGCGGGAGCGAGTGGCGAAACAGGTGGAGAAACTCAGGGATCTCGAAGATCCGAAGTTGCGTGACAGGTTCATGCGAACAGTCCTGCCGGCGGTTGGACGGTTGTACCAGGCGTTTGAACTTATCGGAGCAGAGAGGCTGGCACGATACGGTGCGGCCCAGGAACTGGCCGGGAAGATGACCGGTTACAATCTGCTCGTAGAACGGCAAGTGCCGGTTCGTGAACGTGCGATGATCACGCGGAAGGATGTCGGCACGCCCGATTTCATGCAGCGAGGCCTGGTGTCCTCGATTACCAACTCGCTGTTCATGTACTCGAAGGTTCGCTGGTCTGCACTGTTACGGGATTACCAGTTACTCAAGGGAGACATGCCCAAGACCCGTGCGGCGTGGATCACTCACCAGATCATCTGGACATTGCTGCCGACGACGGTGACGAAACTTGCCGGGTACGGGATGCTGGCGAGCCTGGTGCCTGGCGGCGACGAGGCGGAAGAATGGTACACCATGTTCTCCAAGTATTTCCTGGACAACTACGACGTTCTCCCGATGGGTTACACCGAGATAGCCGGGAAACAGCACGCGGTGGGAATTACGGTCCCGCGTGACGAGATGCGGAGTTTCGTGGCCCAGATGTGGGGCAACGCGATGGACGCGACCCTGGAGTCGATGACCGACGTGGAGACCCAGGCCGGCACCGTACCCAAGGCATTCCAGGAACTGGCCGAGGCTCTTTACACCAACATGATGCCGAACATCAACCCGTACCTGGACATCGCGGGAACGTGGATGGCGTACTCGCAGGGCATGAATCCTCGCGATCGTTTCTACAAGGGTGACGTGATTCCCCGCAGCAACTGGGAGGCGGGTGGCTGGGAGTCGAACCGAAAGATGCTGGCCTGGACGTTCAAGAAGACCGGCGTACTCAACACCGCAGTCCACCCGATTGCCGGGCCGATACTCGGGGACGCATTTGACGATGCCCAGGAGACGTGGAAAACGACAACCCTGCGAACGACACCGATGCTGCAGAGGTTTCTCCGCGTCAGCCAGCGTGGCCTACAGGACAGGCGATGGGCTGCGATGGAAGAGGGGCGGGGCGACAGCGCGAGGTTCCGGTTGCAACTGCCGACGACGGTTCGCCAGGCAAACGGTGAACAGTACCTGATGAGTCACACCCAGCACTTGCTCGATGACGAGGGCAAACAGAAATTGCTCGTCTTGAACAAGTGGCGATCGATGACCTACATGCCGGCACGCGAGAAAATGCTGGAGGCGACTGCCGCTGGCGACGAGCAGACTTTCAATCAACTGCGAGAGCAACTCTCGACGGTCACGCAGGAAATCATGGCAGCCCCGATCTCCGAGACGCCGCCGTTGTATCTCGGAGCGGTGGCCTGGTCGTTGACCGATCCGTCGTTCGAGAAACCCGGCGAATCGAGCGAACTGAAACTGCTCAAGGTCAACCGCATCGACCTGGGCACTGTCGAATCGTTGATCAGGTCCGAGGCATTACGACGCAACAACATGGAAATTCAGCGTCGGTCGAAACGGATCGGTCGGGAGATTCGCACGCGGCAGTTCCCCAAGTACACCCGCGCACTGGCACAGCGGATCACTCGGGTACGCGACATCTTCGCCGGGCGTAAACCACGCCGCCGCATTGGTCGGGTCGGGGAACGTCGCTGATCAGTCAAGACCGTCGGGTGCCTTGACGATCATCAGTTCCCAGTCAATCGACTCCGGTTGCCTGGCGATGCGATGTGCATCCCAACCTTCCCGGATCTCGGCGCAGACTTCCCGGATCTCTTCCGGGGTCGGCTCGTAACGCACGTGCGATTTAGTATACTTTTTTTTCGGCATGCCCACCCTCCACCAACAGATCACAGAGTTTTATGCCTTCTTCGTTCTCGATCGACGCCAGGAAACGTCCGTATTTGCCCTGTCGCGTCCCTCGAAAGGTACGCACGATACATTCGTCGTCATTGCAGTATTCTTCGATCATGGCAACCAGGGCCGCCTTGGCGACCAGTCCCTCGGGTTTCTCCACCCCCCTGATCTCCGGTGCGTTGATGCCCACGCCGTCGCTCATGCAGAGACGAAGGCGTTCCACCACCTCCACGTGAAACCCCAATTTGATGCGACAATCCAGCGTGTCCGCATCCAAAACTCTCAGGATGGTTGCCTTGAACTTCCAGTCCATTCAAGGACTCCTCGTTGAATAAGGCAGGGCAACTCGATAACGTCTGCCGGTGACATCATAGCAGGATCCTTATTGATTTCGATTCCCGCTTCCTGCAGACAAGTGACCACGAACTCCGAGCAGAAGAATCGTTTGTCGTTCGTGTCGCGTTTGATCTTCAGCCGGTCGCAGATCCACCGGGTGAGCAACCCGAAACTACGGACGAACTGCCAGGGGCTGGCGTATTTCTGTCCCCAATGGGACAACGCCGCCTCGGAGACATCGAACCTGTTGATCGAGATCGGGACCACGGTCTGATACCAGACGAGCGTGCGTCCTTTCTTGAGAATCGTTGAGACGGGAAAGACCCTGACACCCCGGCCTTCCAGGGCCTCAACGACGCACAGTCGGTCGTAGAACCTCACGCAAATGCCGACGTGACTGATGCGGCTGCGAGTTCGGAAACTGATCAGCTGGCTGAAGAACGATTTCGGATCGTAGCGGAATGCCAATACGTCGCCGTTCTGGATCCCGCTGCGGACGAGTGAGTATTCCATTACTTACTCCACCTTTTTGACTCCAGTGACGCTCAATTCCCCATCGACCGTTTCGATCGTGATGTCGAATTCCGTTGTCGCCGCGGGAATGGCCCCGGGGGGTTGCCCTGTCGGAGGAGTGGATGGCAAGAACGACAGGGCACTCACGGCCCCCACACCCCCGAGACCAATCATTGCCGCGGTGACCAGGGCGGTCTTGATGAACCCCGGTCCACCTGGTTGTATCAGCGTCTGCTGTTCCTGTGGGTATGTCCCCACGTCGTAACTGTCGTCCAGGCCGGCATCGCGAGCCAGTGCCTTGCGGCGAATCTGCAGTCGGGCTGCCACGTCGTGCATCCACATGTTGAGAAACCTATTCCGGCCCTTCAAATGGGCCGACATTCCCCTCTCGAAAACTGGTGAGACCATGCAGAAACTCCTCATCGAGTCTACGCAATTCAGCCCAGGTCTGTTTCGCCGCCTCGCCAAGGCGAAGGGCAATGACGACCATCTCCCGTTCCCGCCCGCTCTCATCGAGAGCGAGCAGTCGATCCGCTTCCGACTGAAAGTCCACTAGGCCGACGGGCCGTCTTTGCTCTGGATGAGGACACGCGAGGCGAACGACTCAGCCGCATCGACTTCGCTGTACACCTTGCCGAACGAACGGTCGAGCATCTGGAGGAAACTGTTGTTCGCCGCCGACGCCTGGGCCAATCGCTCGCCAGCACTCGCTTCCAGCAACGCCTGAAGGTCAACTGCCATCGTTCTTCTCCTGTTTAGGCGCGATCTTCACGCGAATGATCGCCCTGAAGTTCTCGCGCCAGTCCTCAAGTGAAAGTAGCCGATCCATCAGCACGTCTGTTTTGCCGACCGGCCCCGGATCCCCGCGTGGACCGGGGGGACCGGGAACCGGCGACCGTTTACTAATCGTTGCGACGAGTTCCTCCAGTTCAGCCACTCGTTGTTTCAGTAACTTGATCTCGCGGGTGCGGTCGATGTCGCCCCAACCGTCCACCAGGGCGACCGGTTTGGCAGCGACCGGCCTGGACAGGACCAGCCGCGGTCTCGCCTCCTTGAGGAACGCGATGAGTTCGTCGTGTCGGCAACCGTAGACCCACTCGTCATCAACGCCGTGAGTCATCACGCTGACGAGATGGTCACCGATGAAGATCCCGCCACCGGAGTTGCCGTTGCGGAATCGACCCACGTTGACACCGAAGACCCAACGGTCGCCGGCCAGGTTGCTGAATCGTTCGCGGTTGGAGTATCTCAACGCCAGGCGTGTCGGCCCCTTGCCTTCCGGCCACCCGCAGCCGGTGATCGGTCCCGCGGGGACACGCTGCGGCACCGTCACGAAGTGCAGCGGTTTGCCATCGATCTTGAACAGGCTCAGGTCGCGGGTCTTATCGACGTGGACCCAGCGTGCCTTGCCCTCGGTCTTGTTGTCGTACCCGGTCCATTCGACTCGTTTGCCCTGGCTGGCGCAGTGGCCGGCGGAAATTCCGTATCCGTCCGCGGTGATGATCGTGCCCGAGCAGCCATCGATCGTCACGCTGGCGCGGACCCACCCGGGATCTGCAGCCGTCAGCGGACTGACCAGGATCAGCCAGACAGCCAGGTATCGATGACCTTGAAGGCAATTGGCATCAATACGCCCAGGCACGCGGCGATGGTACGCAGTTCCGTTCGCAACTTGGTGATCTGCGTGACCAGCGAGTCGCTGCCGTTGCCGCGGTAGATCGTGTTGTCGATCGATGTCAATCGCTGCGAGTGACTTTCGAGTGTGCGCCATAGCTGCCCGTCGAATCCATCCTGGCCCAGTTCGGACTTGATCCGCTCTTCGATTTTCGTGATGCGAATCGCGAGGTCTTCCATGACGTTTCCTTTCGAGTATCTTCGTTTACTGCTCGCCCATAGTCAATAACAGGGTTTTAACGAGTGTCGGCAGATCTTCGAGTTGCAGACTTACCAGCCAGGGTTGGTTATCGGCACGGTGCAGCACGATGGCAACCCGGTCCTCTGCGGCGTCGTCAACGGCCCGGGCGACGACACGCTGCACGTTGATCCTGGAGACACGTTTGACCTCGATCGAGACTCCCGGTTGGCCGACGATGTCGTCGGACTCGTCGGATCGGCCGCAGAACTGCTGGCTCCGGTGCATTTCGACGCCGAAGATCTCTTCCCAGGCTTTCGCGGCTTCGAGTTCGCCACGCTTACCCTTGTCACGACTATTGATCATTCTCAAACTCCATGATGCAACGGCCCAGGAATTCGACGACCTGGGGGACTACTGCGTTTCCGAGTGATCTAAGTCTGTCCACCCGCTTGGGAATCCCATGAGCCACTCGACGAATTCCGGTGTCAGACTCCCAGACTCCCTGCTCGGCTTCACGACGCGACCGAGCAAGCAATTCTCGGGCACGTTCTCCACCGAGCATCCATCCTTGTGATCCCTGCTCGTCGGTGTCGGCCACATCCGCACCATATTTCGAAGATCGCTCCGGCGATTTTTCCCACCTGTTGACCCCACGGCGTTCGCTGCCCTCGGAGTGGGCCACGATCCAAACCCTATCTCGTCTGTGGCGTGCGCCAACACTGGCAGCCGGTACGCAGTGGTACTCGACACGATAGCCGAGCGAGGCCAGGTCTCGGAGAACACCTCCGAAGAGTCCCCCTCGTCGTCCCATTGCATCAGTTGCTGAGAGTAACCCCGTGACGTTTTCACCCAGTACCCAACGAGGTCGGAGTACCTCGCAAATTCTGCGAAACTCGGGCCATAGCCATCGTTCATCGTCTTCACCTTCCTGGCGTCCAGCGTTACTGACCGGCTGGCAAGGCCAACCGCCGCAGATCAAGTCTACCGCCCAGTCCTCGACCGGGTCAGGTGGAAATGTTTTCACGTCATCCCATCGCCGGGCATCCGGCCAATGTTTTGCCAGTACCTTCTGGCAGAACTCGTCCTGCTCCACCTGCCAGGCGATCTCGAAGTCGGGCGATGCCATTTGCAAACCCAACTCGAATCCTCCAATTCCTGAGAAGACGCTGCCCACTTTCACGCCTCGCCCCCCGCGATCGCCTTGTACGCCGCGGCGAACTGTTTGAACAATTGCTCGCGGTTGAATTCGTTCATTTCGCACAGTTTCTGCCAGCCGACACGTTTGGTCGCGGCCATGATCTGTTCGTCCATTGTCCTG